CACTTTCTTTTGGCTCTGGTTTAGTGCCTAAAGCATAATTAGTTCTCATTAGACCACCGTTTGCGGCCATTGGTCTATCTTCCCTTGTTTGTTTTTTACTCATCTCTGGAACTACTTCTAGTAAAAATTCCTCAAAGTCCATTGTTGGAGGTATGAGACCCTTTTTCTTCATATCTAAAAATGAATCGTAAGTATCAGACATTGCATCATTGTAACCATAAGACATTGCCATTTCTTTATTAGGTAATACAGGTGCACCAGGAGGTGCTGTTGGTCCAAAAGGATTTACAGGTTGTGTAGGGTCAGGGGGTAATACAGGGCCTGTTCCCATTGCATAATCAACTCTACCACCTTGTGCCAAGCCTATATCTGCACGACTTAATCTACCAAAGGTTGCTTTAGCCCAATCTATTGATGCTTGTACTTCTGTATCTGTTGCGCCATCAGCTTCTGCTGCTGCCTCTGCTGCAGCGGCTGCCTCTAATTCATCGTTATATTTTCCAGCTTCTATTGCAGAATAAATACCTGTAGTCCAACCAGCAAGTTTAAGATAATCTAATCCTTTTTTTCCTGTTTTCATACCAGCTTTATCAACAATATCTTTTCTAAAAAGAAGATCTGTTAATCCTGTTTTAGATATACTTGGTATGCCTTTTTCTGCATTACCAAATAAAGATGCCATCTTACCACCACTACCTAAAAAACCTTGTGTTGCATCTGATCCAGGAATAAAAGCTTGTTCTCCTGGAATTAGACGACTTGTAGTAATTGTTCCAGGATCAACTGGAAGACCTCTAGCTGTAAAATCATTAAGAGGTGAATCAATCATTGTTGAAGTTTCTAATCGCGAACCAACAGCATCAGGAAGATAACTTCCTCGTGTTGCAGGAGCACCAAATAATTTAGTCATAAACTTATCTCCACCAGGAACATTCTGTCTTATCTTTCCACCTAAATCATATCTTCTTGCTAAAAAAGGTGCTGAAGCAATACCTAAATCTAATCCAGAAATTCTTCCTTTTTGTTTTGCTGTACCAGCTAAATAAGCTAATGGTCCTGCTACAGGACCTAAAAAAGGTGATGCCATTCTAGCTATACCTGCTATCTCTTTAGGTACTATTTTTTGTGCTACTTTAGTAAAAGGTCTAGTTATTTTTTTTACAAAGCTACCTAAGCCGTAATTCTGTCTGGGTTGTTGGGATCTACTTATTGCCATTTTATAGTTTTATTAGTTTTTTCATAACAAATCAAGCCTATGTTGTTACTTCTCGTGGTTTAATTTGTATTGCAGATAAGACTACATGTAGTCTATTTGCCGTTGCTGCTGTCACTTTTAACACTTCACTCTCTTGTAATACTAGAGGAGCTGTCAGTAATTCTACAGTTGCGTTAGCTGATATAGCTTTAGTCTTAAATAGACTAAATACTGCATCACTTGTGTCAGTAATAGTGACCGTTATTGTATCAGCATTACCTGAGTCTTCTGACACTAGTATGGATTTTATCACCGCTGTTGTAGCTGTAGGCACTGTGTATAATGTAGTAGCACTAGTTGTTGTTAAGTCTACTTTTTTATTTACGAAAGAATTTGCCATTAGTTTATAAAAAAATTAAACGCTTCTATCTCATCTTTTAAATCTTGTTGAAACGTTGTGTTAAGTTTCTGTAGTACAGCATCTAAATCTCTGTTTAAAGATTGAGCATTTAGTTGACTGTATTCCTTTGACGGAAATGTTAATACCTGTGTTATTCTAGCCATGTAAACTTGCTATGCCTCCTATTGCTAACCTTTTTCTACGGTCATGTATACGACTATTTTGTTTATTTTTTCTTAATCTTACTATACCACCAACAGCATAGCCACCATATCCTGCAGAATCATCTTCTTGTGCTGCATCAGCTCCAGCTTGTGAATCGCTTTGTCCACTATCACCACCACTAGAATAATCATAATATACTGGTCCAGGCGCAGGTGCCAGTGTAGGTGCTGTGAAAGTTGGTGTTAAATCATCTGTTGAACCTCCAGTTAAAGCCACTTCATCATAAATATTAACATCACCAGTTGGTGAACCTGTTATCTCACCTGTTTCATAATCTATATTTGTTCCTGGGTCTATGCTTCCTTGACTGCTTTCAGGTGTAACATTAGATACAGTTTCTCCTGTTCTTTGATTATATGTTGAGCCGGTAGTTTCTAATGATTCTATTTGTTGATCAATTAAATCTTGAACTTGTTGCTCTTGTCTTTTTGCTTGTATAAAATTATATAAAACACCAAGACCAGGTTTGGCAAGATTTAAAGCAAAACCTAATGTTGATGGTTTTAATACATCCGGTATTTTATCTGTTAAAGTTGTTAAACCACCGGTGTTTGTTGCACCACCTGTTAAAGCAGCTTCATCATATATATTAATATCACCGGTTGTTGATCCTGTTATATCTCCTGTTTCAAAATTTATATTTCTATCAACACTATCACTACTTTGATTAACAGGCACAACTATGTTTGGTGCTTGTCCTGCAAGTTCTGCACTTGCGTCTGAAGACACAATACCACTTGTTGCAGTTTCTGCTGCAATGTCTCCGGCTGTTCCTTCTATATTTTTACCTGGTTCTGGAGTGTAACTTAAAGTACCATAGCCACCAGTTCCCTGTATACTAATATCTTCTTTTGTTAATGCCATTATCTTCTTCCGTCTGGTTGTATGTCTAATCTAAATGTACCAAGTTTCCAAAACTGACTTGTACTTGTGTTAGATACTTTTAATGATATAGCACGAGCTCTTGCACGTGTGTCTATTTTTTTAGTGCTTGTTGTAACTGTAAATGGTCCTAGTGACGAGCTTGCTTCTACGTCAGTTGGAAAATCTCTTAACTGTAATGTAACTGTTGCATCTCCTGTTTGAGATAAGAAGTCTGGTATGACTCTTCTAACTTTCATTATGTATTCACCATCTCCTCTAGTATCAGCTGCACCATTTCTGTTTATACTTATATCAAAATCTCCTGATTCTATATTTGCAGTAATAGCAGTTTCTGCTCCTTCTTTAACCTGGTTCAATCCTGTTTCGTGTTCATAGTATATAGAAACACCATCCGTGTTTCCTTCTACATAAGTAGATGAAGTTGATGAGCCATTTGTAGATGTGTCGTATTGTGTAGCATGTGGTTTACCAAAAATAGCTGAGTCTGACCAAGCTGTTCTATCTAATGTACCTGTAGTCCACACAGGTCTTTGTGCTGTAGAATCTAAATAATTATAAGTTACAACTCTGTTAACTGTGTTAGCACCAGAAGATACATAAAACCAATTTATCTCACCAAACAAATTGTTTAGTCCTGCATTAACGTGTTGTTTAGTTACTGTGTTTAAATCATCAAAAACAAAATCTTCTACTAGACAAGGTAGTGATTCTAGTTGTCCACCATATCTAAAGAAACCATTTTCTGACATCCAATAAACTGTACCATCAACTTCTACTGCAGCGTTCTTACCTATCAATCCACAGTTAGTTCCTACTTGTTCAAAAGCAAATGTAAAAGGTGCACCGACAAAACGCATTAAAAATAATGCTGTGTCTGTCCATACATAAATTGCATTTCTACCTCTAAGTGCGCCCATGATCCGTGATCCGTCGGCCAGTCTTTGTGTACCTGCAGTATTGTTTGCTGTAGGTGTATACGATGTAATATCTTCTTGATCTGAGAATCTTATGAACATTTGATCTTGTGTAGATTTTGTTCCAATAGTTGTTTCTGTTCCAAAAAATACTAAGTGTCTGTCCGGTGTAGATACTAACATATCACGTGATGCTGTAGGTGCACCACTTGCTATAGCTGCTCTTGTTGTAACTGCGTTTGCATCATCTGCATCCCATGTAAAAGTTTCACCACCAAATATAGTTGCAACTAATTTATTACCAAAATTATCTAATGACCATAAACCAGGTGCTGTGACTATGTCTCCTGACGGAGCTGCGCCAAAACCAGCATATGTAGCAGCATCTATAACTTGTGCTCCATCTGAATGTATAGCTGCCGTGGTTCCTGATGCACCACGCGTTAGCCCTGATAAAGTATTACCGCTTTTAGAACTGTATGTAATAAGTTCTGCTCCAATAATTACTGTACCTGATGATGGAAACGATGTAGCACTAGCCAAAGATAAACTTGTAACTGATGCATTAATACCTCCATCTAATGTAGATATAAATTGTCCTGATTGTGTTCCTCCCCATTGACCTAGTGACCAACCAGTAGCTGCTGATTCTACAGCAGGTCCTACTCTATAATAAGCCTGTACTCTAATACCACCAGAAGTTGTTGCACCAGAACCACTTTCGTTAGAAGGCATGGTAATTGTACAAGTCGTATCTGTTGGAATAGTTTTAATTTCAAATTTAATATCGTTAAAATCTCCAGCTGCAAAATTAGAATTAGTAATAGTTGAAAAATTGTCTAATAAAAAAACATCACCTATATTTAATCCATGTGCTGATGCAAAAGTTATTGTAACTGTTGCTGATCCGTTTGTAGTTGTAAAAGCACTTGTTAAAGTTGCTGTAAGTCTAATAGGGTGTACATCATAAAAGATACCACCTGAGTATACATATAAAATTTTATTAGTTCCTAACGCAGCATATTTAATACCTGTTGCGTTTACAAAATGATGTAAAGCTGTGTTTCTTCCTGTAAGTTCTGTAGATCCTAATTGAGCCCAACCACCTATTTTTTCAGGTGTACCATATCGAAATCTAACATTATCACCATCTATCCATTGATTTTCACCACCGGTAGCAGTGACTTGTTTATTGAAACCAGGTTGAAATCCTATTTTTTGTAACATACATATCCTAGATTATATTAAAGTGCGTTGTGAATCAACGTTATTTGGGTATACCCAACATAGGTCTTTTATCATACAAATTAGACTTTGCAAAGCGTCCATTTGCATGATTGTAGTGTAAGAACACTTGTCCGCATAGTTTGCCTTGGAAAGGTTCTCTCCAATGCTCTAGTTCGCAGCCCGAGTATATAAGCATATCTCCTGGCTTTAAGTCAACTTTTATTCCTTTAGGTGCACCAGGTTTTATAATACCTTCGTATTCTTTAATAACATTGTCTGTTCCTGTTGGATCAATAAATATAGGCCATGGATCACCACCTAAACATAAAGTAGTTGATATCTCGCAGCTAGGTCTATCTTTATGTCTGTTTAATATATTACCTGTTCTATATAGTCTTGTGTAAGAATAAGTGGGTATTAAATTTAATCCTGTTTTTGCTTTCATCACAGGTATAGTTTTAACAAGTAGTGTTTCCATTAATCGGTCTGCATATTTTGCATAGGATCCTGGTACTTGTTTATCGTGAAAGTTTCCAACTAACCAATTACTTGAATGCGTAACATAGTTTTCTAACATCCAATAATCTGCCTCTGCTGATATTTTTAAATAAGTATATCCTATATCTGCTAGTTCTTTTGATATAGCACCACGTATAACTTGATATTTATTTTTTTTAAAACTCATGTTTGTATAAAATTATAAGATACTGATATACGCCAGTTCTTTTCACCTTTTTCTGTATTCATATTTATATCTACACCGTGTGGTTGCCATGATGGAAAAAATATCATACGTCCCTCTATAGCATCATAAGCACAGACTCTCCATAATTGTTCAGGTAAATTGTCTATACGTCTTGGCATATGTGTATTAGGTCCTGGTCTTGGATCTTCTAAAAATAATTTACCAGAGTTTTTTGGTACTTTAACATAATATACCCCTGACCATAATGAGTTAGGATGTGTATGTGTTTTATTATAGGAATAAGTAGGACTTACGTTAGCCCACATATTACCTAGTCCTAGTTTAGGTGCAACACCATAATCTTTATTACACTCTTCTGCCATTTTAAATAATTCTGATGTTAAAGGATCAAATTCTTTTCTTTG